CCACGCGCGGATACTCGTCGCCTTCCAGCACCAGCCGGCCGGTGCGGAGCACTTCCGCCGACATGACTTCGAGGCGGCGGGTCCACATGACCAACTGCTCATTGAGCGCATAGGCGACCGAAGCGGACAGACGCTGTTCCGGGGTCAGGCTTCCGCCGATCTTCTCACCGGCGCGGCGCTTGAACTGCTTGTTCGGATCGAAGACGCGCTTGTCCTTGATGTAGGCCGGAGCGAGCGACTGAGTCTTGAAACCCTGCTCGCGGATCACCTTGCCAGCCACGATGGGACTGACGAGAGGCGAGATCAGACGACGGCCCTTGACGGTGTCGAACATGATCGTCTCGGTGTCCGAGGTCTCGGTCTCGGTGAAGAACGTGTTGAGGAAGAACGCCGGGTTGAGCGGCAGTTCTTCGATAACTCGGTTGAGGGCGCTAGTGCCAAACAGGTCCATGATAGGCTTTCCGTGCTTTCAGGTTTGAGGGGGTTAGCCCATCGGCTTTTCGAGCCAGATCGACTTGTCGCGGAACGTCGCGTCAATCGATCCGAGGGTATGACCGGCACCGAGGATCAGGGCGTCCTGATCGAACTCGCCAGCGATGAAGATCAACGCCTGCTTGTCGCCGTCCGTGGCATCCACGGACTCAGCGAGAATGGCATCGACCACCTGCGAACCATCGGTCGCTGCGGCGAGCGACTTGATGTACTTCTTGTCGGCGCTGATCTGGCCGAGCACAGTTGCTTCATCGAGCACCTGACCCGCCTTGATGATCACCTTGCGAGTGCGCCAGTGACCGAGAGCCCACAGCTTCGGCCGAAACTCGCCTTCATTCTTGAAACTTGCCGTCACTTGGACTGCTCCTTAGTTGCCGGTCGCGAGCTTGAACGCGCCGAGGATGGAATTAACTGCCGCGTCTTCCGCCGAAACCGCCGACTGATCCTTGCTGGGAGCCGGACCAACTTCAGCGTTCGCTTCGGTGTCCGTCTCGATAGCTTCGGCGCGCTCGGTACGCTTCGTCTTTTCCGCTGCGACAATCATCGCCGAGAACGCGTGCGCCGAAGAGCCCTTTTCGATAGCCTCAGAAGCGGCCTTCTCGTAGCCGGGCAGGGTGAGTGCCATGATATCGGTGACGCGCTTGCGCTCTTCAGTGCGAGCGGCAGCAACGGCGGTCGCATCGACGGTCTCCGTCGAAGCTTCGGTCACAACCACCGGAGCGGTTGCAGCGGCAGCAGCAGCGGCTTCCGCTGCAAGTTCGGCTTCAGTCTTCATAGTTTCAGTCTCCGTTTGGCCTTCTGCGGCCGTGCTGGTGGGGTTGAATCCGTAGGTGCTCTTCAGGTCTTCACCGTTCGACAACTTCGCGAGCACCTGTTCAAAGGTTGCGATGCCATCGGCCATGCCGACGTTGACTGCGGCCTGACCGATCAGGGTGTCGCCCTGTCCGAAGTGTTCGAGAACGTGATCGACGGACTTGCCGCGATACTTCGCGACGGTCTCGACGAAGACGGAGGCCATCGCATCAACGCGCGCTTGCACGCGATCACGGCCCTCCTGCGTTTCGAGGTTGACGCGCTTGAACGGCGATTGCGACGACACGAACTCATAGGTCTTGACGCCACGGGCCGCGTCCTGCGCAGACGTGTCACGATAGCCAGCCACGACGCCGAGCGAGCCCATGTTGGAGGTCGGTCCGATGTAGACCTCGTCGCTCGCAACGCCCAGCCACAGGGCTGCGGAGGCGATCTGATCGCCTGCGTAGGAGACGATGCGCTTGCGCCCGCGAATGTCGTGAATCGCACTGGCGAGTTCGGCAACGCCCGCAGCCTCGCCGCCGGGCGAGTGGATGTTGAGCAGGATCGCGCGCACGGACGAGTTGTCCATCGCGGCCTGAAGGTCGCGGCGAACCTGTTCGTATGCAGTCGCGCCGCAGAACGTGGTCATGAGGTTCGCGCGCTTGAACAGCGGACCGGCCACGTCGATGATCGCAACGCCGCCACGGAAGGTCGCCCGCTCGGACCGTTCGAGATCGTTGGCGCGATACGCCTCAAGCATCTCGGGCTTGATCTCATGCTCGCGCGCAGCGACTTCCATCAAGGCGCGCAGGGCGGGTTCGTCCATCGCCCAAACGGCGGCCATTGCCGCATCGAAGACGAGCGGATTGCGGTGAATGGTCATGCTGCTTCCTTCTTCGGCTTCGGCACCGGACGGCCGTCTTCGGCGTCGGGATCGGTCTCGGCGTCGTCTTGCGGCAAGGGCACCGGCGCTGCGCCGCTACCTGCGAGGATTTCGGGTTCGAGCGCACCGGCGGCGCGCGCCTTGTGCTCGCGGACGCGCTGCGCCGTGGTCTGCTCGAAGTCGTCGCCACCGCGCTCGATGATCACAGCCTCAATCGTGCGGGCACCAAGATTGACGGCTTCGGTCTCGGCCTTCCATTCCTTCAGAGGATCAAGCGAGATGCGCGCGGGGCCAATCCACTGCGAGCCCGACCATGCGGCGCGGCGAACGGGGTCTTCATGGAAGCCGGGCGCAACGATCAGGCCGGTGTTGATGGCGTCGGACAGGAACCACTCGTAAACCGGCTGGCAGAAGTTACGGCACAGCCAGGTACGACGATCCTTGAAGAACTGCGCGGCCATTTCGAGCGCGGCGCGCGATGCACTGTAGCTCGCCGTGAAGTGCATCATGAGCAGTTCAAACGGGATCGCCAAAGCGACGCCGATCTGCCGCACAACTGCTTGGAAGAACGGATCGAAGTTGGACGTGTTGGCGGGCTGCGCGGTCTGAATCTCTTCGTCCGTGCCAATGTCAACGATGGTGCCGGAGCCCATCGTGATATCAGTCGCTCCCATGCCGGGGTACGCACCCATCGGTGCTGCGCTGGCAATGCCGTCGTCGCCCGCCGTCTTCAGGAAGACGGTGAAGAACGACGCCACGACAGCCTTCATCAACTCGGCTTCGGTGTAGCGGTCGAGTTGCTTCAGCAGTTCGATGACCGGCGCGAGTTGCGGCACGCCACGGTTCTGACCGGGACGTTGACGGTCGAAGATATGGAGCACCATCTGCTCGCCGCTCTTCGCGCCGAACGCCGGGACTTCCTTGAAGCCGTACAACTGCGCGCCCAGCGAGTCGCCGGGGTGCTCGTTGAGAATGTAATAGGACACGGGAGCGCCGTCTTCGTCGATACGGACGCCATCGCGAACAAGGTAGTTGCCCTGCTCTTGGTTCGGCGTAGCGACGCGGTCGGCCTCGACGATGTCGATGGCGAGCGGCACAATGTTACGCTTGTGCTTGGGCGAGCGGCGCAGCGTGAACACGTCGCCGGACTCGAACGCCGAGTTGAAGACGAGGCCCTGAAGTTCGTAGAAGTTCTGCGTGGCCGTGATGTCGGCGCACTTGCTTTCGGCCCACAAGGCGAACAGCGTCTCGGTGTTGCGCTCCCACGCTTCGGCCGCATCGTCGCTCAAGCCGAGCAGCTCGGCATTCAACTTGGCGCGCATACGCAGGCCGGAGCCGACGACGTTGATCTTCGAGGTCTGACGAGCGCCAGCCGCGATGGGATTGTTGCGAACAAGATCGCGCGAGCGAGCGCGCAAGGTCGGCAGATCGCCGAGACTGTCCGAGTCGGCCGATCCGGCGTTGGTGCGCCACGACTTCAGCGCCGCACGGCCGGAACGCGCACCGGCGTACTGGCCCACAGAATTGAAGGCGAGGCGAGCATGGTAACGCTTCTGCGCGAACGTCGGTGCGACGCTCGCAAGCATGCGATCCATAAAGTTCGGGGCGATGGGCTTGATCACAGCGGAATCACCCGCTGAATGCGGACGCCACCGCGCTGTTGCCGTTCAAGCTGTTGCTTCAGCTTCGTGGCGCGAGCGTCGAGGGTCTTCAGGTCCGCGCGCCAGAGTTCACGATCCTTGATCGTGTACCGCTGACCATTGGACTCGACTACGCCAATGGCCTTCAGGGTTTCTTCAAGCTGTTCTTCGATGCTCTTTGCCATGTCCCGAAGCTACGGGACATGAGCGCATCGAAAGAGACTGATCGGATAGCCTGAGAGGGCTACTTACGGTCGAAGATCACCACGTCGTCGGGGGGAACAGCGCCGCCGAGATACGTGCGGATCAGCATGACGACGGTGCCGGACGCGGCGGTCTTGCCGCGCTCCATGTTATAGACGTGATCGTCGCCGTGATCCTCCGACAAGCCAAGGGCTCGCGCCATTTCCTTAGCCGTCAGCGGTCCACCGCCCGGCTTCCACATAGCGCCCAACTTCGCGCGGGCTTCCTTGATCTCGTCATTCGTCATCTTGTGAGCCATAGCGCGGTTCCGTCTATCTTTCAACGCCACGGGAGCGGATGCGGCGACGGCCCGTCGCGGGGGCGGCGGACGGCTCTTCCTGTGACGAGGGATTGCTGCTCACGTTGACCGGCGCGCGGTTCATAAGGTTTGCAGCAGCGGCACGGAGGGCCATGATCCGGCGTTCCATGTTGATCCCCAGCGAGAGGCGCGCGGCGATGTTATAGACGCGCAGATCGAGCGGTTCGTTACGGGCTTGAACCTTGTGCCACTCCTTGACAGTGAAGCCCTTCTTATCGACCTTCAGGATGGCCTTTTCAGCCGTGAGGCCGTCGAAGAACTTCTTGTCGTAGTGCTCCTGCAACGGATAATGGCAGTAGCCGGGGCCGGGTTCCTTCAGTTCGAGGCGCTTGTAGTGCATATCCTTGCCCTGATCGACGCCAAGAATGAAGATCGTGACGTTCTTGCCCTTGTGCTGCGTGCCCTTGGCGGGCCAGATCGGTCGGTTCGCGCCGGAGCGTCCGAAAATGCCATACACTCTTCGGACAAGGCGCGTGCGCACGAAATTGTAGACATGCTGCGTGAAGTGACCGCCCGCGTCGATACAGGACGCTTCCACGCGCATAACGATGCCGGACGGATGATTGAACGTCCGTAGCAACGCTTCATCGACCACTTCCCAAAAGCCCGGCGTGTTCGGCACGCCATAATGGACCTTGTAGTCCAGCGACCACGACTCGTCGTCGAGCCCCCAGCCAACCCATTCGATTTCTGCGCGGTCATCCTGAATGTCAACGGCCGCAGTGATCGCGCCGACGCCAGCCGGAAGCACGACAGCGGCGTCGTACTCTTCACGACGCTCATAGATTGAGTCAGGGTTTGCGCGCTCGCCACGCTCTTCCCACGTCTCTGCAAGGCGCGTGTTGACCCACGTCTTCAATCGCTCGGGATGCTTTCGCACATTGACGAAGTCGCGCGCCATCTCGCCGAGAGCGCGCCAGGGCGATGCGATACGGTTGAGATGGAAGCCTGCATGACCCTTAACTTCGGGCTTCGTCGCGATCCATCGGCCGCGCGAGATTGCCTTCAGGCGCTCGGCTTCGGACCAACCGTGATCGCACGCTTCGCCGGTGTCGGGATCGGTGTATTCGCAATGATACTTCGCGGCCATCGGATTGTCGGCAGGCCACCGTACTTGCTTCCACTTCAAATGTTGCCAATGACCGCACTTCGAGCACGCGACGAAGTAGCGGCGCTGATCGCTTTCCTCGAACGACGACTCAATGCGCGACGCGCCCTTGATGGTCGGCGTCGATACGAGAGCGATCTTGCGATTCCAGAACGTCGTGGTTCGCTCGATAGCGAGCGAGACCGGGTCGCCTTCCTTTCCTGCGCTCGCCTCATAGCGATCCACTTCGTCGCAGAGCAGAATACGGATAGGACGCGACGCGAGCGATGCAGGCGAGTTCGCGCCCGCCATCGTGATATGACCGCCGGGATACTTCTTGTGAAGGATCGTGTCTTCGGAGTCGCGCGCGTTGTGCCCGATCTTCTCGGCGAGTTCCTTCGTGTCGCGGATCATCGGCGCGAGACGATCCTTGGAGTATGCTTCGGCCATCTGCAACGTCGGTTGCAGAATGAGCATCGGGCCGGGGTCGAGATGTGCGTGGAAGCCGACGACGTTATTGATGACTTCGGTCTTCACGGTCTGCGCGGCGACCATGCACGTTACGATCTCGATCTCGGGATCGGCGAACGCGTCCATGATGCCGCGCGACGGCTCAACGCGTGCAGTAGACCACTTGCCGGGTTCACTGGACGCTTCAGGAGACAGATAGCGGTATTCGTCCGCCCACTCCGAAACAGTCAGCTTCGGAGGCGGGCTAAACGATTGAGAGATGATCTCGCGAACCTGCGCGCGAAGCCGCGCCTCATAGCGCGGATCGGCAGTGTATTCGCCGACGACCGCGACGCTATGCATCGGGCCTCCGCTTATAGGCGAAGCAACGCATGCGCGCGTCAGTCTGCGATGCGTAGTGGATGGACTCCACCTGATTGCAGACGCCGTTCCAATCGCCTTCCTGCTTCCAGCCGGTGCATGCTTCGCAGCTATTAGGGGGCCACTTCATCCACGACGGCTTGAATGGCGTACTATCATTCGACATCGTCTTCAGTTTCTTCTTCGGTAGGTTCAATGAGGGTCAGTTCTTCAGCGCCCTC